TTGTGACTCCATGGCCTTGTCCGCGTAAGCCTTGGCCACTTCGTCATGCAATGCCCTGTAATCACGGAGATTCTTGAGGTTGTCAGCGGAAAACCAGTTGCTCTCGGCCTGCTGCGCCTCCAGGGCGGCGATGCGGTATTCGTTCACCGCATCGGTCAGGGCGTTTATCTCCTTGATCTTCTCGGCGTAGGCCTCGTATTGCCTGAAGGCCCGGTTGTTCCCCAGTTCGCTTATCTTCTGGAACAGCTGTATCGCCGCGGATATGATGGTCAGGATGACCGACGCCTTCTCCACAGCCGAGATGGTATTCACCCCGGTCTGCGCCACTTTGCCCAGAGAGTCGATGGTGGTGAGGGTGAACAGCGCCACATCCCCCATCAGGGTGATGATCTCCCCGGCCTGCCCGCCGATGGCGCCGCCCAGTTCCCCGACGGCACGCGCCAGCTCCCCGACGATGTCCGCCGCTTCCTTTTCGGCTTTCTCCACCCGGGAGGATGACCTGGCCACCTTGTCCTGCGCCTTGTTGTATTTCTCCATCGCGGCGGCGGCCGTCAGATAGGTTTCCTCCATCTTCCCGGTCCTGTCATTATACCTCACCCCCGTGGACACCCGTCCTCCGGCATTCACGGTCTCAAGGTTCCTTTGGGCCTCGGCAAGTTCGCGTTCGGCTTCGGCGAGCTCGCTCTTCCTGTCGGCAAGCGCCTGGAACGGGTTCCGGCTGTCCAGCTCGTCCATGATCTCCCGGATGGTCGTGGTGTATTCCCTCAGGTCCTCGGGGGAGAGCACCTGTGCGGCGGCCTGTTTGGCCTTCTCGAACTGTTCCAGCAGGGAGTTCAGGGTGCCTGTGGAAGTTTCCCTCAGGTTCTCGAAGGCACGTATGTAATCGGGTGATTCCGTCAGCTGCTTGTAGTCCAGTTTGATGAGTTCCTTCCCCTTGTCCTTGGTCGCACGCGCGATCTGCAGGTCCAGGGATTCCACCCCGGCGGCATCCCCTTCCGCTTCGGCCTTGCGGCGCTCCTCATAAAGCTGTCCGATCTTATGGTTGTATTCCTTGTCCAGGGCGGCCCGCTTCTCCTGGTAGGTGCCGTATTCCTTGTAATATTCCACCCATTCTCTCAGGTTCCTGTCGCGGAACTCCTTCTCGATGTCGTAGGATTCCTTCAGGTACCCCATGGTAGCCATCGCCCGTTGCTGGGACGCATTGTCCCTTACGGCCTGCCTTTCCTCGGGCGTGGACTTCACACCCCGTTTCTTCTCGGCCTCGTCCATTTTCTTGAGGGTGTCACGCTCTTCCTTGTCGATCTGTGCGAGCGACTCGTCAAGCTCCTGCCTTGCAAGGGCCTGGCGTTTCCTTATACCTTCCTGCATGACCGATATGCGTGCCGCCTCAAGTTTCTGCTGTGCCCTGATACGGGCGTCGGCGAGCTCGTTCTGATAATCCCGGGCCGATTTGCCCGTATCTTTGGTTTCCCTGCCGTCATCTTCCTTTATGCCTGCCGATTTAAGCCTCTCCTTCCATTCCTTTGTCCTTGCAAGGAACAGGTCCGTATAGGATTTGGCCGTATCCTCTGCCGCCTTCTGCTCCTCTTCCAGGGCGGAGACAGCATTTTCGCTGAGCTGTTCGGCCGTGGGAGCGTCCGCCTGACGGGTATAAGTGGCTGATCCGGACGCGGAAGAGAAGAAATTGGCCCTGAACTTGTCCCAGAAAGTCGGGCCTTTCTTCCGCCTTTCCTCTATCTCGTTCTGCTTTTTCAAGGCCTTCTCCGTCTGCTCCGTGGCCAGTTTGAACGCTGCGGCCGCCTCTGCCCTGAGGATCATCGCCCCGATGAACACGTCCGTATTGTCCACCAGCAGGTTCTCGGCATCATTCACGTTGCCCACCTCAACACCGAGTTTCCCGAACTCTTTCTTGTTTTCGGTGATGAACTGTTTCTTATCTGCCATGTTGTCTCCCAGTTCCTTCCATCTTTCGGACAAGGACCTGACGAGAGTGACCTGTTCCGCCACATCACTGCTGCTGCTTCTGAAGGATTCATTCACCTTTTCCTGGGCTTTCGCCGCGGACAGGGCGGCATCCTTCACGCCGAACAGGCTCTTCACCCATCCGCCGATCTCCTTCCCGTATACGACGGACAGGGTGATCAGGGCAGCCATCGCCGTCTGCCACGAGAACAGTGAGGAGAGCACCTGCTTCCACACCGGGGTGGCTTTCTTTCCGGCATCGGTCAGCGCCTCATACTCCTTGCGGGCTGATGCCAGGGCGTCGGTGAACATGGGGATGTTGTTGGAAATGGCAAGGAAGAACATCTGGGGACCCATTGCCAGCGAGGGGAGCTCCCGGGCGATCTGCTGCATGCTCATCCTCACATTATTGAGTTTCGGGGCGGGATCATCTCCCATGAGAGGGGTGGAGCCTGTCTTTTTCTTCTGCTCCTCCAGCCCCTGCAATTCCGTCTTCAGTTGTCTGACAACTCCCTGCAGCGCCTGGATGTCCGCCATCTGGGCGTCGGTATTCGTACCTGCGGCCATGGCCTGTCTGAACCGTTCCTGCAGGGTCGCAAGCTCCTGCTCCAGTTGTGCGATGACAAGTTTGGCAAATTGGCTCATATTGCCCAGGTTGCCCTCCACCGAGCGCAATCCCTTCAGTGTCTTGTCGTCAAGCAGTATCTCCAGTCTTACAGGTTCCATTCCTATCCTCCGAGTTTTGTTTGAAAATATTCAGTGGTGAATTTGTCCGGCCTACGGTTGCGCTCCCTTTCCAGGAGCTCCTCCTTGGTCACGTACCGGCTGACATCCGTGTTCATCAGCATCAGCTCGGCGTAGCTGATCTTCCACAGGATGTGCCGTTTTGTACGGCCGAACCGCTCCATCGCCTGCGCGATGATTCCGAAAACGCTATGGGGCCTTCCTGCCGGCCCGTTAACCCGTTTTCCTTTCCCGGCTTCCTATCGGCTCCAGCAGCCCCGCTGTCCTGGACGCCAATGGAATAGTATTGCAAAAAGGCTGTATGTCCATGCCCCTGAGCAGTTCGATGAGGGCGGCGGAGAGCATCGCCGGATGCACCCTCCATCTGAGGTACCATGCCACAGGGCCGGAGAGCAGCATCCCCGAGAGCCATCCGGTGCATACGGCCAGTGCGACCATCCGGCTGACCGCCTTTCCCTTTTCCGCCACGAACCGCATCCTTTCTTCATAGTCCATCGCCCTGATCTCCTCCGGGGTGACACCGAGCTCCAGGTACCGCCTTGCTATGCGGATGACCGCCCCGGCGGGCGGACGGCGCATGACAAGGAAGGATTTCCCGGGGCGTTTTTTAAAGGGCCTGAGCGGCATCACCGGAATGCGGATGCCGATGTCAAGCAGCATGTCCGCCGCCTGGCATCGTGTGTCCCTGTCCTCCGTCATGACTCGGGATATTCCGGTACGACGTCACCCGGGGCGAAGATCTTGTAGGGAGGATTCTCCCCGGCCTCCTGCATCTCCAGCTCGCACTCGATGCCCAGCACGTTGCTGAAGTTGATGCCGTTGGAAAAATTGCAGGTGAGCACCCCGTTGTAGATCCGGATCGTGTGGCCGGTCACGGTTTCGATGTCAAACACGCCCTGCACGTCCTTGTCCTCCGTAGGGGGCACGTAGATTCCGGTACTTTCCTTCGTTCCGCCCATCACCTGTATCATGTTGTCCGCGGACAGCTCGATGAGCGTGAACGTCCATGTCTTGGTGCCCGGTGTGGACTTGAGCACGGCGAACGGCGCGTTGCGTTTCTGCGCCGCCCAGATGCGGGTCTTGGAAGGCGAGTCGCCTCCGGGCTGCAGCCCGTCCTCGGATATCAGCCCGAGAGCCTTCCCGTTATGTTTAAGAGCTTTCACGCCATAGATGGCGCCGGTATTCGTTTCTGGCATAATGATTCATGTTTTAATTGTTCTTTGATTTGTCTTTAAACCGCCGGAGCCCCCAGAAGAGAAGCAGGAGGACAAAACAGCACAACACCTTCGTCCTTGTCCGCTCCCAAAAAGAGGGAACCGGCTGTTTTTCCTCGGCCGTAGCCTCCTCTGACTCCCATCTCAGGTCCGAGGTCTCCCTTACGGTGATCTCCGGCCGGTCATGCGAGACGGCCGTGACGTTCACGCCGCCTTCCCCGTCCGATTCCACCCTCAGGTCCAGACCCTCATGCTGCTCCGTCACGCCCATGCCGGCCGGAAGGCCGCCTATCGTCCGGAGGAGCCCGGGTTTCAGTGCCAGGCTCGTCAGAGTCGTCGGGGCCTTGCCGAAGATTATTTCCCCGGTTACGCTCCTCTGAAGAGAGCCCGAGCGGACGGCTGTTCGGCTCTCCCTGTTTGCTGCGCATCCAGACAACAGCAGGACAGCGCTCAGCATACTTGCACTGGTAGCATTTACGCAGTGCCTGTTCCAGAACGATAATTTTCTCATTGACTTTTCGTATTTGGTCGCTTAAATGTAAAGTCGTCTCGGAGAGGTCGTCATACAACTGCTTGTATGTGCCCTCGTTCTCCTTGACCGCACGGACCTTGACGAGCCTGCGGTCACGCCACCAGCCTATTGCCATGGCTATGCACCCCGTGGGGGCCAGCCACTGCTGGAGAAGTTCGAATACAGTGCCCCAGTCCATACGCATATCATTTTTCAGATCATGTCCCAGCCGGCCTCTATGTCCGCCATGACGGCAGGCACGCCGTTCTCCACCCGGCTCATCGCGGCGGCCAGACGGCACATCGTCCCCTTGTCATCCACGTCCGGCTCGTAAGTAGTGGGAACCTGAAGCTCGCCGCATACGCTTGAAAGGTAGGCGCGGGTGTCGTTCTCCGTGGACGGGGCGTAACGCCCGATCATAAGGGAGAGGGTCTTCAAACCGTGTTTCTTCCGGTAGTTCCTCAAGGTGATGAGCATGGCACGGTAGCCGTATCCCATGTCGGTGAACTGGAAGAACTCCTTGTCCGTCTGCACCGGGCGGAGTCCCTTCCACCTGTCACCTGACAGGCGGAGGTTCCCCGGGTTATTGTTTCGTAGTCCTCTTGGTGTCATGGTCATGGCTCGATTTCTTCGGCTTCCGAATCCGTTCTTTCAGGCGCGGCTTTCGCTCTCGCTGCCGCCACCGCTTCCCGTCTCACCTGGGCCCACCGTTTCTCGGCCGGAACCTCCTGGTCCTTTTTCTGGACAGTGGCACCGTCCCACGAATAGATGGCTCCGATCGCCTCCTGTTTCTTGGGAAGGACGATGTAGTAATGGCGGAAGTTGACCAGGCTTTCCTGGGTCTGCGGGCTGGTGGCCGCAGCCGAATAATACATCTTGGTCGAGCCCTGCGCACGGAACATGCGGGGGACATAGAACACGAAGGATCCTTTCAGGTCGGTTTCACCCGGAGTCTGGTTGTACGGAACCTTGACTCCCTCCTTGGTGTAATACGGACAGTTGATGAACGTGTATATCTGGAAACCGTACATGTTCAGGAGTTTGCCGCTGGTATAATTGTAAAACTTGTCCTTGAACGACTGGTCCTGTTCGAGCAGGTCGTTCACATGGTCCGGACACAGCACGAGACGGCGCCCGTCTTCCGGTACCTCGGCATTGTCCAGGGCGCGTTTCAAGGCGATGATATCCTTCAAGGTCAGTTTCTTCCGTCCTGTGGCGTCCGCCTCCCCGCTGGTGGGGATCACCGGAGTCTTGCCTGTATGGCTGTATGGAGCCAGGGCGTGCGCCGCCTTCTTGTAACGGATACGGTCGATGGCGTTCCTGTGACGCTCGACATCAAGCGAGAACTTGCCATAGGAGATGGCATAAAGCTGGTCATCCGTCACACGGGTGGCCTTTGTCTGGAACTTGTCCAGGCCGATGGGGATGTCATTCTCCTCCAGATTCTGTATGGGTATGGGATAGGTGGTGTTGTTCACCAGCACGTCCGGATCGGCGCCCACATCCACCAGGTGGATGATCTCGTTGTTCACTCTTGCGGAATAGTCCGGTATCCCGTCAAGGAACGATGCCGTCAGTCCCGCGCCGAGCTGTCTGACCAGCTCCCCCGTCCATACTTCGGTGTACACACCCTCCATGGCGGCACCGGCCGGCATGAATCCCTTAAGGAGCATCGGCACAACAATTCCCGAGGCCGCACCGTATGCGGGGCTGATCCCCACCATTGACGCAAGGATGACCCCCATTATGACATTGAAGGCCGTTCCGGTCAAAAATTTCAGAATAAATTTCTTTTTCATGATTCGCTTTTAATTTTTAGTTAATTAAATTCAGGACAATCCACTCCGAACTGCTTCTTGTACAGGCGTCTGTACTGCTGCGGGTCATCGGAACGCATCAGCTTGAGCTCCTCCTCCGGCACATCCGTCCATTTCTCGTAGCCTCCCGCATGTGCGGGCCCTCCGGATTTTCCGGCCAGTATGACGGAAGGGCGCAGGGCGGGGTTCATCGCCTCGAAGGTCAATTTGAGGGACTCCGCACCGACCGATTTTCCCAGGGAGATGAAATGATCCTTCCTGTCGGCGCTGATCTTTCCCTCCCCGATGGCGGAATCCACAAGGGCGGTTATACCCGAGAGCTTGAGTCCGTCAAGCTCTTTCTCCAGCTTCTCCTTCTCGGCCTGCAGCACTCCGTTCGCTTTCTGGTACTCCAGCAGGAGATTGATCTTTTTCTGCACGTCTGTCAGTGTCGCGGCATCCGTGAGGCCCAGCATCAGGGCGACTGCTTTCATTTCTTCATTGTTCATTTCAGGTGTAGTTTTTTGGTTATTGTTTTTTTTCAGGAGGGGAAGACTGTGCGAGCCGTCCCCCTTGCTGAGTTTCAACGGTTTCCCTTCATAAATCAGGCTGATATTGTCATCATTGCCCCCGATATCCACCATGCTGTACTCCACCAGTTTGGACCTGGTCACCGTGGGGCAGGTCTGCCCGGGTTTCAGGAGCGCCGGATCTTCGGAGAGTTCGAGTATGTCGAAATTGGGCGATCCCATGCGCAGCGTGCCTTTCTCCCATTGCTGCCTGGCCATCCTGCTCTCCTCCCGGACATCGTCAAACCAGGGCTCTCCGGTAATCTCGCCGTTCTCCCTTCTGATATCCTTCACCATTCCGATGACGCACCCTCTCTCGTGCATCCACAGCAATACCGGGTTCCGCTCGTACTGGGACAGGTCCACCCCGTCCGTCCTTACCCATGTTCCGTAACAGTTCAGCGTTTCGTTGCTTATTCTTATTCTTTTGCCCATTTCCGTCTGATTTTGCCGCAAACTTACATCCGGAGGGAAGGCGTTCAAAAAAAGTGTGCAACACTTTCATCATTGTGTGCAACGCCCGCGCATTTTCTTGACTCCGGGACGTTCCGCGGTGCATATTTGCAGAAAAAACAATTCATTATGGCAAGAACCGGACATAAGTCGAAAGATACCGCCAAGGCTTTGTACCTCAAGGGAATCCCGCAGGAAAGGATCATCGAGATGACGGGGATCGCCCGCCAGACGCTCAGCAGGTGGATCAGCCAGGAAGGATGGAGGGAGCTGAAGGCCTGTTACGGAATGACACGCGAGGAGGTCACGCAGAAGATCCTCTCCATCATCAATGACGCCATCGAGGACCCTGACGAGTATCTGAAAAAAAAGAAGATAGCCGACGACCTGGTCAAGCTGGCCGCCACCATCGAGAAGATGGACAGGAGCACCAATGTGGTGCATTATGTGGAGGCCTTCATCCGGTTCGAGGACTGGCTGATGGAACACCGGAAGGATTATCCGGAGCTCCCCGACAAGGTCGTGGCGATGCTCCACGGCCTGCATGATGATTTTCTAACCCCCTTTTTCACAAAGAAGCCATGACGGAACAGGAAAGGAAGGACGCGTACAAACGCTGGCTGCAGCAGAGCGAACGGCTGGCCAGGATCACATCGGAGGACCGTATGGAATCCCCCCAGGAGAGGAAACGCAACATCGCGCGGGCGCTCAGGGATTACGGCTATTTCTGCCAGCGTTACCTCAGGCACTACTGCGAATGTCCCAATGCCGGGTTCCATAACGATGCGGCCCGGTATATGTACAATAACGACAACTGCCGCGCCGTGTTCAAATGGCCGCGCGGCCATGCCAAGAGCGTGCACCTTGACATCGGGATACCCTTGTGGCTGAAATTCAACGGCAAGCTGCATGTGATGGTGCTGGTCGGAAAAAGCGAGGACAATGCGGACGCCCTTCTGGGAGACCTGCAGATGGAACTGCAGTCCAACCGGTACATCATTGAGGATTTCGGCGAGCAGTACAACGCCGGATGCTGGCAGGAAGGGGAGTTCGTGACAAAGGACCGGTGTGCCTTTTTCAGCCGGGGACGGGGACAGTCGCCGCGAGGCCTTCGTTTCCGGGAGATGCGTCCCGACTACATAGTGGTGGATGACCTTGACGATGACGAGATGTGCCGCAGCGAGGCCCGGGTGCGCGAGATGACCAAGTGGATCAAGGAGGCGCTCTTCGGATGTTTCGGGGGAAAGGGAGGACGGTTTGTCATGGTGGGCAACCTGATCGGAAAGAACAGCGTGCTGCAGAAGATCATTGACAGCAGGACCGTGCACACCAGCTCCGTCAACGCTTTCGACAGGGACGGGAACCCGTCATGGCCCGAGAGATACACGGCGGAATACCTCCACGGACTGGAGGAGTTCATGGGATACCGCTCCTTCCAGAAAGAATACATGAACAACCCCGTCACCGAAGGGGCGGTATTCCAGGAAAGGTGGATAAGGTACAAGCCGATGCTCAGGCTGAAATACTACGAAAGCATCGTGGTATATGTCGACCCTTCGTGGAAGAGCGGCGGAAAGAACGACTACAAGGCGTGCAAGATGTGGGGGCGGCCCAAAAGGGGGATGAAAACGGCATCGCACAGGGAGCTGCACTGCATACGCGCGTTCTGCCGGCAGTGCGGCGTAGGCGAGATGGTACGCTGGCTCTATGACCTGTACGAATCCCTGCCGGAGGACTGCGCCGCCATCTTCTATATGGAGGCGAACTTCATGCAGGACACCATACTTGACGAGTTCCAGAGGGAGGGGGACATAAGGGGATACCAGCTTCCCATCATGCCGGACACGCGCAAGAAACCCGACAAGTTCGCACGGATCGAGGCCATATCACCCTTGTGGGAAAGAGGGCTCGTCTGGTACAACATCAGGCTGAAGGACGACGCCGACATGCGGACCTCCATTGACCAGACGCTCTCCTTCGAGCAGGGAAGCCGGGCGCATGACGACTCCCCGGACGCGGACGAGGGGGCGATATACAAGCTGCAGAAACAGGTGCGCCAGGATACCATGCCGCCCCGTATCGGAATGAGGCAGGCGCCCAAGGAAGGATGGTGACAACCAAACAAAACATACCATTATGTATATAACGGAAGAGGACTATATCAATATCGGGGAGGAAGCCCTGAAGATCGTGCAGCAGAGCAAGGAGGAGAACCGCCTGCTTGCCGAAAGGTTCGCCATGGATTTTGCCGCCGGGTACTTGAGAGGACGGTACGACGTGGATGCCGCATTCTCCAGAGAGGGTGACGAAAGGAACATGGCGCTGGTGGGGTGCCTGACGGATATCGCGCTGTACAGGATGGCGCTGGGCCTGCCGGCCCGCATGAGCCTTGAGAAGTACAGCACGCAGTATGACAAACAGGTGGAATGGCTGGAGGCGGTGCAGGCCTCCGATGTGATGCTTGACCTCCCCACCGTCACCGGGCCCGACGGACAGGAAGACTACTACAACCCGATCCGCACAGGTGAGGGGATCAGGAACAACTATATCTGGTAATTATGGGAAAAGGAAGAGACAAGGGGGTGCGCATCGGCAATATGGACCTTGCGCGCCGGGCGGACCGGAAAAAGGTCCGAGACATCACGGTCAGCCTCCAGCTGCAGACGGAGAACCTCACGCGCAACGACCTGAGGTCATGGCGGTACGCATGGCAGCAGGCCATCAATGTGGAGCAGCCCAGGCGGAACCGGCTGTACAACATCTATACGGACGTGGATGTGGACGGGCACCTTGCCGGATGCGTGGAACAGCGTACCGGGTTCGTCATGAACAAGGGGTTTAGGATCGTCGACAGGTCAGGCGCCGAGAACGAGGATCTCAGGGAGCTGTTCGAAACGCCGTGGTTCAAGCAGTGGATGCGGCTCAGCCTTGAGAGCATATATTACGGGAACTCCCTCATCGAGCTGGGACCCGTCATCACCGTGGAGGACAAGCCGGTGTTCAGCAGCGTCAGCCTGATACCGCGCACCCATGTCGTGCCTGAACACGGGGTGATCATCACCAGCGAGAACGACACATGGCAGTCGGGGTATGACTACCGCAACGGACCCGTGTCATGGTGGGTGACGGAAGCCGGAGGCACGCATGACCTGGGGCTGTACCTCAAATGCGCCCTGCATACCATCCCGAAAAAGAACATGGCCAGCTTCTGGGACATGTTCGGGGAGATATTCGGCATCCCCTTACGTATCGGAACGACCACCAGCCGTGACCCCAAGGAACACGACAGGCTGGAAAGGCTGCTCAGGAACATGGGGGCCGCGTCATACGGGCTGTTCCCGGAAGGGACGACCATCGACATCAAGGAATCCACACGGGGGGACGCGTACAATGTGTACGACAGGCGCATAGAACGCTGCAACAGCGAGATAAGCAAGGCGGTGCTCACGCAGACCATGACCGTGGACAACGGGGCGTCGCTCTCACAGTCCAAGGTTCACGAGAACATGCTGGACAACCTGATCAACAAGGATGCCGACATGATAAAGGACCTGGTGAACTGGCAGCTGATCCCCCGCATGGTAAAACACGGGTTTCCGGTCAAGGGGTACCGTTTTGACTGGGATGACAGCGTGACCTACACGCCCGAGCAGCAGGTGGCATACGAGACCATGGTGATGAACCACTACGAGGTGGACCCCAAATATATCGTAAACAAGTACCAGATTCCCGTAATAACAAGAAAGGACAGGAAGGAGCAGCTGGTAAAACCTTTTTTCGACTAGGCCCCGCCGACTATGCGGGGCTGCATGAGAGGGCCGCGCTGCTGTACGGAAACAGCACGCTGGCCCTGGAAAAAGACGACAACGACACACGGCAGGCCGACACCTCGCAGGTGGAGGAGGCCTTCCTGCCGCTCATGGCATGGCTGTACAGACAGAAGGGGTTCAGCCCGGAGATGCTGGAGGACGAGGAGGTCAGGGAATTCATCAAGAAGACCGCCGCGCTGCTTGACAATGCCGTGGACCTTTCCGTCAGGGAGGTGCCGCTGGACGAGGTGAGCGTGCAAAGGCTGAAGGAGTCCGACTATGTCTTCAGCGGAATAAAGACCTTCCACGAGCTGAACGAGGCGTTTCCCTCCCTGCTCGATGAAGACGGCGGATTAAAACCGTTTGAACGGTTTTTAAACGACGTTCAGACAATCAACGACACCTATAACGGGGCCTATCTGAAAACAGAGTGGAACTTTGCCAGGTCATCGGCGTTGATGGCCGCGAAATGGAAGGATTTCGAGAAGGACGGGGAGGATTACAACCTGCAGTACCGTACCGCCGGCGACGAGAGGGTCCGCAAGGGCCACCGTCCCCTGGACGGGATCACCCTTCCCCTCTCCAGCAGGTTCTGGGACTGGTATCTCCCGCCCAACGGGTTCGGATGCCGCTGCACGACAGAACAGGTCCGCAAAGGGAAGTATCCGGAAAGCGACGAGAGGGAGGCCATGAACCTCGGATCGCAGGCCACATCGGGAAAGTACCAGGAGATGATGCGGTTCAATCCGGGGAAACGGATGACCACATTCCCGGCATATAACCCGTACACCCGCAAGGACTGTGCGGACTGCGACGGCAAGGGGGACGGGAATGAACTGTGCAGGGCCTGCCGGATCATCCGGAAACAGGCCGGGAAAGGAGGCGGCAATGGATGACAACGGTTCCAAAAAGACCATGAGGGAGCTGCGGGGACGGATAAACCGGTTCATCCGCCTTACGCTGAATGACATCAGGGTGGAGGCGAAGGATGAGTTCGACATGAATTTCAAGCGCGAGGCCTTCTTCACCGAGAAGTGGAAAAGGCGAAAGGGTGACACGGACGAAACCAGAGGCCTGCTCGTACAGTCCGGGACCCTCAGACGCAGCATACGCTCCCAGATAATGGAAGGAGGCAAGGGGGTGGAGATCACCTCGTCCGTGCCGTATGCGAAGATACACAACGAGGGGGGAAGCATCACCGTCACCCGCAGGATGAAGGGATATTTCTGGATAAAGTACAGGCAGGCCGTGGGAGGTATAGCCCGGACAAAGGCCGGGAAGGCACGGAACGGCAGGAAGAACAGGCAGATATCCCGGGATGCGGAGTTCTACAAGGCCATGGCGCTGAAGAAGACAGGAAGCAGGATCATGATTCCCAGGCGTCAGTTCATCGGACGCCATCCGGATCTGGAGAAACTGCTGGATGAGATAGCCGTGGAGAATTTGAAGAAAGTGTTCAACGATAACGATTAAAGTATGAGAAGTTTTTTCTATTTGCAGCTCCAGGAACGCCTGGAACAGCTGCCGGACAGGCAAGGGGTGCCGGCAGTCAGGACCTATGACCTGTGGAACGAGCAGGTCGACTTCATCGAGGAGGAGGAGCCTTTCGACATGCCCGCCGTGTTCCTTGAGTTCATGCCGTATAAATGGACGACGCTCTCGGGTGCCGTACAGCAGGCGGCGGTTACAGTCAGGCTGCATGTCGTGACCCCCTGGAAAGGCTCGTCAAGGAAGGGAAGCCGATACCAGCAGCAGTCCCTGGAACGTTTCAGCCTGCTGGAGGAGATCAGCGCCTGCCTGCATGATTTCAAGGGGGACAACGGGAAGGTCTGCTTTGACATGTTCCGGCGTACAGCCAGCGACACAAACCATAATCATGCGGAGGTGGTGGAGGATGTGGAGGAATACACGTTCAGGGTGGTTGAGAGACTTTAGAAAAGTGTCATCTGCATCTCGCGCTGCCGGGCGATGACACGGTCGTCCGCGCTGGCCTTGATCATATTGTAGAAGGTACGTTCGCATATCCGGTATTTGGGCCAGATGTAACGGCGGAATATCTCACGGTTCGAAAGGCCGCTGCGGCTGTGCTCGTCATAAATGCGCACGACATCCGTAACACGGAACACATAACTTCTTCCCGGAGTGTTTATCCTGGATTTCCTCATACCCTGAAACATTTGAACAATTTGAAAAAACTTTTACCTGTATGACAAAGGTAGTGATTATGAAATAAATATGCAACAAAGGGAGGGTTAATAATAAAAAAGCCCTCAACGCTCGTTTTTAGGTCCCCACCATAAAACAATAGAAGTGCACATACTCCAAACGCTGAGGGCTAATGTCCTAGACTTGGAATATGTGCATATCTATTATATAGTGGGGTGCACAAAAGTAATAATAAAAATTGAATAATCATGTGCAAGAGCGAAATTTTCTTCAACCTGCTCGTCCTGACCGAGCGTGAAACGGAAGTGCCGAGGGAACGTATACTGGGCGACTTCAGGGACATGGAGTCCACGGACGCCAGATATGTGCTTGTCAGGCTGCTCTCGGAAGCCGGCCTGTATCCCGACCAGATAGCGGGGATGACCAACCGCACGGCGCGGGGAGTACGGCGCCTGCTGGCGCGGAACATCACCTCGCCGATGATCGGAATATATCTGGAACAAATAAGGAAACACATCAGAACAGGACGCTCGACGGAGCGCGTGTAGTTGAGTATGTTTGCACCACGGTCGGATTAGTGACCGGAACTACAAAATACAAATACAACTATGAGTGAATCAAGAACTTTTGTGTTCCCCGAGAACGGGAACTCCGGAGGCGGCACCAATGGCATACTGGCCATGCTTCCGGCGCTTATGCAACAGCGCGGTGTGGATCCGAACATCCTGGCGCTGATGGGAAACGGCAACAACCGTAACGGCAACGGCTGGGGTGACGACCTGTTCGCCATCCTGCTTCTGTTCATCCTGATGGGATGGGGAGGCATGGGAGGTTTCGGCGGTGCCCGTGGCGGAATGATGGGCAACGGACAGGGCGGCGTGGTCCCCTTCGTGCAGAACGACGCGAACACCGCCGTGATCATGCAGGCCGTACAACGCAACGGATACGACATCCAAAGCCTGGCCACCGCGTTGAACACTTCCTCGGACGCCGTACAGGCCGCCATAAACGGTCTTGGCATGCAGATATGCAACATCGGCAACCAGATGGGCATGAACACCAACCAGATCGTCACTGCGATCATGCAGGGCAACAACGCCATCCAGTCGCAGATCTGCCAGTGCTGCTGCCAGACAAACGAGAACATCACCAAAATGGGCTACGAGAACCAGCTGTCCGTATGCAACCAGACAAACGCACTGGTGAACACGGCCAACCAGAACACGCTCGCATTGCGTGACGCCGGTACGGCCAACACCAACGCCATCATCAGCAAGCTGGACGCCATGCAGAACCAGGCGCTGCTTGACAAGATCGACTCGTTGCGCGAAAAGAACAGCACGCTCGTCAACCAGCTCTCGCAGGAGCACCAGAACGCGTATTTCGCACAGGTGTCCGCACAGGCCATCGCGCCTGTCAACGCCGCGCTGGGTGATCTGAGCGCCCGTCTGGCGAAGATTGAGTGCAACCAGCCCGAAGTGGCCAAGGTGCCGTACAGCCCGGTTGTGGGAATCCCCACCTGTGTGGCGGCCCAATATGGTCTTGGATACGGCTTCAATCCTTACGCCGTCGGTAATGGCTTTTGGGGTTAATTGAGGAAGGAGGCTATTATGGCAGTATATCCTTTCCAATTTGTAAACCGCAGGGGTTCTGCGGCCATATCAACCTCGGGAGTAACGGTCAATACCGACAATGTGGTGTTCTCCTTTCCCAACCATGCCTTTGTGAACGCATGGTACAGGGGGACCATCTACATTGACCTGGCGCAGGCCGTCCCCACAGGGACAACCGGGACGTTGCCGGTCCTGTTCGAGACAAACGGGGTGACACAGGCCGTGACCAAGTACAACGGGGAAGCGCTGACGGCAGCCGACATCCCCGGTACGGGAGTGTTCGAGTTCTGGTTCGACAGGACGACAAACACCCTGCAGATAATGACCGGAGTAGTTTAAGAACAAGGAGGGAGGAATCCCTCCATTTAAAGAGAAACAATTATGCCTTTCCAGAATTTAAGAGTCAACAGCCAGTTTTACATACTCCATAAGGACGGGACGCCTTATGTGGAGGTCGGCGCCATTGCGGGAGTATCCAATCCGGTCCCGGACGGGACACAGCCGGTGATGTTCGGCCAGCCGATGAAGATGGTGGTGGACATCACCGTCAAGGTCGGCGAACAGACCGTCACGTTCCAGAAGATACCCGCGGGGGCGGACATCGCCGACGCGAATTTCCCCGGAGGCGGGAACATGGTCATATCCGGGTCAAGGGAGTCGATGAACTCCGAGGTGGCGGCCATGAGGAACAGGTCCGCGGAGATACTCAGAAGCATAGACCACCACCGTGCCATAGTGGACGCCTGCGGCAAGATGATGGAGATACTGAATCCCGAGTTTGCCGAAAGGCAGAGACAGGAGGCGGAAAACAAGGCTCTCAGGGAGGAGATATCCGAGCTGAAGGCCATGATGGCCGAACTGCTTAAACCGGCGGAAAGGCCCAGTACGAACAATTCTAAAAAACAACAAGTATGATGATGATCGAGATAGAAGACAGCAAGGTCGAGAGAATGTCCGATTATGCCGAAAAAATGCTCAAGTATGGCGGCAAGCTCATGCAGTGCATTGAGGAACTCTCGGAAGGGAGCGGCATGGGACAGCGCGACGACGGCTACGATGACTATGACGAGTATGACGACATGGGACAACGTGGCGGTTATGGAAACCGTGGCGGATACGGCGGAGGATACGGGAACCGTTATGGCGGCGGCTCGATGGGCCAGCGCCGCGGAGTGCCCGGAACAGGACGCTATTCAAGATACCGTTAGTTTAACCCGCCGGGACGGAGGATTCCCCCGTCCCGGCTAACAAGAAGACTATGAACAGGACAAAGGAACCTCTGGACATATATGATGACCGGCCAAAGGAGCTGACGGCGTACCTCCGGCACAATGGCTGGCACTTCAACAAAAAGCTGTGCGACTTCGCCGTGTCGCTCATGCGCAGGATGAACCCGGCAACCGGAAAAAGCGAGAAGGTCGAACCCATGACCAAGGACAAGGTGGACGAACTTCTGGCCAAGAACGGGGTCAGGGTGGAGAACAACACATTATATGACTATGTATACGTGGCCAACCAGGCAAAAGCGGACTGTTTCAAGTCCTCCATCGCCGACGAGCCCCATCTGGCGCTTTACGTCAAGGATATCATAGATGACTATGACGCTCCGGAAGGCATGGTCATGTGCATGTGGTATGCGAAAATGACAAGGGCCGGGGAACCGGTGGAATGGGACGAGATGTTATGATCCGCCAGCGGTTTGACATAGAGGAATACGGCTGGAAGGTGGCGGTCTACTATGCCGTGGACTGTTACTACACCGACGAGATCATTGGCAGGCTCTATGACATAGGCTGCCGCGGGGATGATCTGGAAACGGCGTACAGGAACCTGTCCTCCGGCAAACCGGACACCGGACTCACCTATTCCAACTACGGCACAAGGCAGACGGTCATGGTGATAGGGATCACATCGTCACCCGCCGAGTTCCAGAACTCCTATGACCATGAGAGGAAGCACCTGGAAGCGCACATGGCAAAGGCACTGGGGATCGACCCGTGGGGCGAGGAGATATGCTACCTGTCCGGCAATATAGGACAGAAGATGTTCGACAAGGCCAGGTTGCTGCTGTGTGATTGTGAATGTTGTAAGAAACAGATAAAGGAACTTATATGAAAAAGAAAGAAATCAGGAAAGCGCTGGAAGGCGGCACGCCGTTCTCAAGCCTGTACTCCCTTCTCCCCTCCGGGCAGAAGGAGAAATTCAAACAGTTCGCCGCGGCATTCGGATTCACGGAGCGGCAGGTCAGGGAAAGACTGCGGAAAGAAACACGATAGCTTCTCATTGACAACGGGCGCCCCCGCATATTATTGTATGCCGCAGGGCGCCCGTTCTGTTTTTATCCGATATTTAATCTTTCCTCAAACTCCGCAATGATACAGTCTGCGTCACCACCATGTACCCAGTTATCCAAAACAGAGGAAAGAACTTCGATGGCTTTCCGTTTCATTTCTTCCTCTGCCATTGCAAGAGCTTTAAGAGCATTTTCTTTTGCGATAACCGGGTAGTCGGGATTGACTACCACAAAACTCTCACTTTTAATATATTCTTTTGACTTGTTCATTATTTATCTTTTATAAATTCAAGTTTGTACCCTAAATACCCCGATTTACCTTCCGCATCCATAGCCCGTCCTGTCAAGTTACCATAAAGTTCATCCATGATAATGTAGAATATTACTTTGGGCAATGGCTTTTGCAGATATTCAATGTACACATTAAATAATTCATGCTTTGGAGTTACCGTTTCGATTTCTCTGAAACATTCGGTTATCGGACGGAAAGAAAATCCATTTTTCTTTGGGTTGGTCAATAGTTCCTTATAGGCAGCTACAAGACCAGGAGATAATTGTATTGTTTCACTCATTGCTGTTCAGTTATTAATCGGTTTTTACTATTTTCCCATTATCCAATATCAAATATAACCGGCATTTATAGCTGACTGTATCCGCCCATTGGTGAGCATATTTCAAATACTGATGTAGCTTATACCTTCCGGGATTATTCATCATTTTATTTCTTATTCTTTTTTTCATTGGTTTTGAATTATTTTTTTATAACTACCGCCATTGCACTAATAGATGTGCCACTCTCTTTAAACTCGCCTGCGCTGATTTCAAACACTTCTCCATGTACTTCTTTCAGCCAGTTGCGAAAATCAATACACCTCTTTTCCGAAGCGAATCTCCAGTGTTGGCTGGTTATTGCTGCAAGCGTGCCGCCTTCTTCCAAGCGTTCATACATAAGTCTTACATGGTCTATGTCTTGATTGCCGGAGAATGGAGGATTAGCAATAATCTTAGTGTAATGCCCTACACTGTCTTTCGTAAAATCCTCATCAAGCAATATTACGTTATCAAGTGTATGAAGGAACTCCCTGTTTTCTGGCATCAGTTCATAACATTCAACTGTTACTGACGGGCACGACCGATGAATCGCTTTTATCAGAGCACCACGTCCGGCACTTGGTTCAAGTACGGTATCTGTTTCATGAATTCCACCGGCAAGCATTACCAGCCAGTCTGCAATATCAGCAGGTGTTTCAAAGAACTGAAAATCTTTTTGCAAATCGCATCGCTTACCTTCTTTCAAGATGGAGAACACACGTTCCGGATTAAAAGGAAATGTGAAACCCTGTACCTTCCCACCTTGCCATGAGCCGCCGGCTTCTTCTATCCACTTTTTTGCTTCGGCATAAGATTTTTTATTGAATTGAACTTGGGGAAGTTTGAGAACACCATCCTCAAGAGTACAATGTTTCAATATCTCTTCCACACTCCATTTCTTACCTTCATCAGCCTGTTTTTTCTTTTCCTCCGTTGAAGCGTCCGGCGCTAAAAGTGAAGATATTTTTTGAACAACTATGTTGCTTGCGTCCATGAAGGCACTGACGCAAGATATCGCTTCTATCAAAAAATCAGTGTCAACACACCCGGTATCGTCATAGATGTCTATCCCTTCGGTCATGGATGACAGTTCATTGAGCTGCGCTACACTACCATGTAACGTTTCGATTAAAATCTTTTTTTTGTTCGTCATAACTTTTCTGTAAATAAATTCTTGTTGTGTCCACACTCCCGTGACCTAGAAGGTCAGCCAGTTGAATAACATCTTTGTTTTTTTTCAGGAACATTTTAGCAAAGAAATGCCGGAAGGCGTGCGCGTGCATTTTCCTTGGATCAATGCCGCAATGTTTTCCCCATGCTTTCAAGTGCTGGGAAAAGCCACGCTGTGTGATCGGGCCGAATCTCCCTACCGCAAAAATCCCGGTTTTACCATATTCTTTAGCGTAAACCTTCGCTTCCTGCTGAATTGTTTTTTGGAAGAAAAAACGTCTGTACTTGTTACCCTTTCCTTTTAATGTCACTTCCCCGGATATGATGTCTTCCCACGTAAACTGCTGGAATTCCGACAGACGGGCGCCCGTTGTTCCCAAAACCTTAATAAAGAAATAGTAATCCTTATTGTTTTTTCCCTTGAGATATTCCAACAGCCGGTTATATTCCTCCTCGGTCGGCACATTGTTCACATCAAGCTTGCGCTTTATTTTGGGACGCTTCAGTTCTATAGGCTTCTTCAGCCATTTGGAAAATCTTTCTATTGCTGTAATCCGCAAACGGATGGTAGCGGGAGATAATTTTTCTTCTTCAAGACTTTTTATAAACCTCCTGCAATTATCCATGTTTACCTCATTGGCGTATTCGAAATACTTCTTCATAGATGTGTAATATATATAAACTGTATGAGAAGAGTAATCATTGTTGTCAGTCAGCCATATAATGAAATCATTAAGTTGTTTCTTGTTCTTATCCGAAATGACATCAAGTTTTTCCAAAGGTTTCACCGCCTTTCCCCTTTTTCCATATCCGATGTTGAGATAGGATAATAGATCGCATATAGCTGAACACATTAGCGAATGACGCACCATGACATCTGCATTTTCACGCTTATAAACCAGATAGCCACGACGATTGACATCTTCAGTACGTTCAAGAAAATCCGTTACATATTTGATATATTTCCCGACAGTATCATAAGTTCTGCCTGTTGTGTATAAGTAGGAAATATAATCAGTTAATATCTTCTGCCTGTCATTATTCATAATCTTGTTTAATTAAATTATACCAATCATTGCTATCTTCGAAAAAACATCTGTATCCATTAGCCGTATGTTTGCCTCTCACTTTCCGACATATAGCACTGATCAAAGAAGGAGCCACGCCAATCATCTTACCAGCCGTTTGTATCGAAGGGAATACTCCACATAATTTCTCATCCTTTATCAAAACAACGCTCTTTTTATTCATGCCTGCACCAGTCTTATGCCAAGCCCCACGTCCTTTAGACAGATTTTTTATACTTCTGGCCTTGGAACGTTTTGAATGATAAACCATTTTACGACCCTTGTTGCGAGAAACACAACCTTTTAAAAATCGTCCGGTAATAAAGTCTCTCTCAAATCGCTCAGGCGGTATATATAATTCACTCATTTCTTTATAAGTTTGAGTATTACTTAACATTCTGAATATTCACACTGTACGTGGTTGCCTTACTTGGAGACTTCCCACTTTCTCTTCTATACGGACGGGTGAAATCTCTAATGTGGTCAAGAACATCGTCAATTTCCGTATCAATAAAATCTTTGCGCTTTACCCATTCCTCACGAGCTGGATGTTCCATATCCACCTCGATTTTTATAGTGATAATTTTCTTCATTATTTTTCAGTTTTGAATTATAATGCTTCCATAATCTCATCATAGGTCATTTGCCCTTTTCTCCTTTCCGGTGTCCCGACCAATACCATACGCTCCCTTTTCCTTTCATTGAAATAGCTGCGTACACACCGGCGGAGATAATTGTAAGGATCAATTGTGAACAGTTTCTTTTTACACACACCTGATATTACACGGGTGATGATACTTTGCCACGCTTCCTTTATAACATCCTGGCTGCTGGTGAATCCTCCTGAATACATATAGCCTTTGACCTTTGATTCGTAAATGGTAAAAACGGACACCATATCCTCCATATTACCTTCTTCATAAAAACCTATCATGACTTCGGCTATACGGACAGCCTCGCGATAGCGTTGGACCAGATCTCTTTGGGAAGAACCGTGTCTGAAAGGTATTATGACTTTCTTGCAATAATCCCCGCGTGTCGTCAGAACCGGTTTGTTATCTTCCGTCATAATGACTATCCCTTTTATGGAATCAGGACATATCCCATGTTCAGCCGCATACAGAAGCCTGCCATAAGTAAACCGATACATACGCTTCTGTTTTCTTAGTAAGTAACGTCCGTCCGAACCGAGTCTTATCAGTCTTCCGGTGTTGGTGTTCCATAATTCACCATTCCTGCTTATCTCATAGTGGAATTCCGGAATGGGATACCGTTTGTTTTTATCTGTTGTTCTCATAGGATGTCCATTTGTTTTTTTCCCGGTTGATGTTCCTTCTCCATTGGCGGAAAGTCCGGTGTTCCGCATCCGGCCAGCCTTGCAATGATCGGGCGGAACTTTTCCTTTCTCAGTCTCACATCATAATACGCGGTTGTCGCCCTGCATCTGGATATCTTCAGGAAGGAGGCTATCTCACGGAACAGATACCCTTCCTCATACGCCATATAGCAGAACAGCATCCTTGAATCGGATATGTTCCTGGATATCATCCGGGACAGGATCATCTCCTGGGAGACGCCCGTCATTCCGGAGATCTCGTCCAGTATAAGCTGCATCGGTTTCTTTTCCTTGTTGTCTTTTCTCAGGTTCATAAGATTGTCGTTTAAAAGGTTCTTAAATCTGTTTTAAAAGCACCGGCTCCTTATGCGGTGCCAGGTGGTTCTTTTCCTGAAACTCTGCGGACGGAACGCCCTGTCACGCTTATGCCAGCCCTCCCGGCACCGGAGTCTTGGTTCATCCAGTATCTCCTCCATTGCGGATTTGGCCCTCTCCAAATTTTTCAGCAGATACTCATTCATTCCGTCCTTTTCCATACAGCGCGAGATTTGGGGATTCGGGATCATAAGGCTCCACGGTGGTAAGGGTAACGGAGGATACGACCACACGTCCGCTCCCTTCGCAGCCGGGACAGGTAACGGTACTTACGGTGTCCGTCAGCTCGTCCAGGTTCTCAAGAAAGCCCCGGCCGCAGCATGTGCGGCACAGGACTACATGGGGATGGTCAAACTTCCTTCTTATCATCGCCGGAGAATTCAGGTTTCACATCAGCAGTGTAGGGATAGACATCCATAATGGCGGTCTCGGCCACCGAGCCGATGACATAGTCCGCCAGCGTGCCCTTCATCCCCTCGTCCAGCTTCTTTACGGCATTGCGAAGATCGGAAGCCTGTACCAGTACGGTAGTGGGGGTCTTTTTCTCCGCTCCGCTTTTTT